ATTCGCACGAAGTGTTTTCTCTAAATCAGACAAAAAACTCATTCTTATAATTTAATTGTATATAAAATAAATGATAAAATAATGTATTCGATATCAATTCTTGCTGTCGTCGTCGGAACTATCAGAATTGAAATCATCTAAATCATCCAATAGATATTTTGCCTTGATTTCTTTTGCTTCTAAATATGCGCGCATCGCCGCTCTTTTCATTTCATGTGCTTTTTGTTTGGCGATTTTATACATTTCATAAAGGACATCCTTATGTTTTTTTAACGTAATCGGTTTACTTATTTTTGATTCAATCGGAGCGGCGGGAGGGTCTGGAACTTCGAATGTCGGCTCAGTTACATCAATTTCATCAGGGATATTTTTAAAATCAATATCTACTTCGGTGAATTCAAAATGTTTAATTGGTTGACAAGAAACATATTTTTCACTTTCATCCAATAATGGTTCTTCATGAGTATCATCTGCTACATCCATTATTTCCATAGGTTGATTCGTAACTAATCCTAAATCATTTTCATGTGATTGTTTTGTATTTTCATTAGCAGAAGTTCTTTCGGAAACGACAGCAGGCGCGACAACAGAAGGTTTTGCATCGCGAATAAGACATGTTTCAAATAAAGGAACGTCCTGTATTACTAATACTTGACGCAGTAATAGCTCGATCTGGAAATTACGGGTTGTGAATTTAATACCTTGAAACTCTACGATTGATATAATTGAATGTTCAGCCTTAATATAATCAACCGTCACTGTTTGTTTATGTTCATCAAAGATTTTACATAAATACGGCTGAACATTCGTAGATACATGTCGATTTGGCTCTATATTTACACGTAACAAGTAATTTCCATTTTTATATGCTCGTAATGGTGACGCAAGTGAATTTTCAATATCAGTTTGGTCTAATTCCTGTGTAAACCATATATGCCTTTTTTCGTAAAGTAAATCAACCGACCTTTTTTCTAAATTCATGATCCAGTCAATACATTCGGAATCAATTTCATTCGATGTCAACAGTAAATCTATGTGCCCCTTTTTACCGGCAGCAATTACGATACCTTGTTTTGAAAGTGTTTTAGGGGTTTGAATATAAAGCGGCTGCTTACTCTGACAATATGAATATCGTGTAAGATAGGAACCTCCTGTAATGTGTTGCGGTGGTGATAATTGAAGCTTATCGAACTGGAAAGAATCGTTGGCTTGATAAACATCCATATTTAGCACTGCGTAATACGATGAAACGAATTAGTATGACGCAATAAAATTATTAATCAGGAATTACGAGTATTTTGTATGACATATCCCTAAATCGGAACATCCTTCTTTAGCAATAAAATCTCCTAGGTTATTTAGCAAATTTGGGACCGATTGTTCCGCAGCATTAAGACATAACTGTTGAACACTAGCTGGTAAAACCTTGCATATTTCTTCAATATCGGTAGTTACAAATGAAACTACTTTAGGATTATGGATGATTGTTTGATTTACACCATTCGCTAAAAACATACATGCGTCGCATTCAAGGGGGTTCCGCTGGGGGTTCCGCCCCCCCACGACGGATTCGGGGTCAGTGGCGAGGGTATTGGCGTGGTCAGTGGCGAGGGTATTGGCGTGGTCTGTGGCGAGGGTATTGGCGTGGTCAGTGGCGAGGGTATTGGCGTGGTCAGTGGCGAGGGTGGCGGCGTGGTCAGTGGCGAGGGTGGCGGCGTGGTGAATCGGATGTGCCACCGCGACATCGAATGAAAATAGTAAGCCAAGTAAAAGAACAGAAATAACTTTCATTTAATTTTATACATATTATTAGTAAATTATTTCTATATCTATTATATAACCATTCTCATGCCTAGTAAAAAGCAATCTAGACGCCAGCGTTCTAAGCGCCAGAGCCAGAGTGGCGGTGCCGGTGCCGGTGAAGTACCCCAAATATCTCAAGATACACTTCAACAAGCTGGAAAGATGGCACAACAGCTATTGAACAATATGACTTCTTCTCAAGGAAGTGGCTCTGCACCACAATCTGGTGGTTCCGCACTTCAGGGTTCTGATATTGCCTCCGCAGATGCTCTCGGTCTCAAGACCGCTATGACCGGCGGTGCTGTCGCGGGTGCTGTCGCGGGTGCTCAAACTTATTCTAATCTTCAAGGTTCGCCTATTGTCGGCGGTAAGAGACGTCGTGGTCGTGGTGGAAGTCGCCAGTCTCAGTCTCAGTCTCAGTCTCAGTCTCAGTCACAAAGCCAAAAGGGTGGCATGATTCCCGGATTAATGACCGCAGTTGAAACCGCCATAGTGCCTCTTGGTCTTTATTTAGGACAAAAGGCAGTTCAATCTCGTAGATTAGGAAGTCGTTCTCTCGGACGTTCTTTTGATTTCCGTCGTGCGTCTCGTCGCACTCGTCGTCGCAGGTGAACACCTATATAATAACATAAACAAGAAGATATAAACATATTTCATATATAGTTATATCCTCTATAACTCTATAAGCAAATGAATCCAACAACGATTATGACTGCTGCTCATGCCGCGTCGGCTTCGGCATCGACTTCATCGACACCTCCAACTCTTGAATTGAAAATCAAACGTTGGGTTGAGCTTGATAATCAAATCAAGGCGACATCGGAAGGAGTGCGTGATATTCGCACAGAAAAAGCGGTTATCAACGATGAAATACTTGAAATCATCGAAGAAAAACAACTCGGGAAGGCAACTGTGAATATATCGGATGGAAAGCTTCGGTTTGTTCAAACGAAAACAACAGCACCACTCACTCTTACCTATATTGAAAAATGCTTGTCAGAACTTATTACGAATGGAAAACAGGTCGAGCAAATCATGGCGTATATTAAGAAGAAACGAGATACGAAGACCATCATGGAGATTAAGAGGGTTTATGATAAGAAGCATAATTATGGGGAAGCTGGAGTCGATGCCGCGGACGACGACAACGATAGTAATGAATAATAAGAAGCGTTACAAACCATTAAATCATAATCTAATGATACTACAAGAGTATATTATTACATTCATTAAAATCAGAAGAAACACAAATGAAAACAGAAGTAAAACAATATTTTAATCCGGATCACCATTTGACGCTGCATCAAGATAAAGATGGAAATATGATTGGTGGAGGGTATCATGTGAATAACTTATTATACCAACATAAGATGCCGTTGTTCGTTTCTCTCGATGAAGCAGAAAGACAACACGGTGGCGGTGGCGGTGGCGGTGGCGGTGACCACTACATTCCTGAAAAGTTCAGCGACCTTTTTCGCGATTTAGCAGTCCCTGCTGGGTTGTTTATGATGCCCGCATTATTTCGGCCTCGTAATTACGCATTTGAGGTGCCGGAGGAGGAGAGTATCGAAACTGAAAAGTCGAAGTCGGCTGAAAAAAATGATACGGACACGGACACGGACACGGACACCGACGACGACCACCGACGAAAACCGGTTCCAAAAGATATTTTTGACCGACTATTAGATCTTGTTACGCCAAACGAACGTCTTCAACATGATGTAAAAACGCGAAGACGGCGACGTTCGAGTGATGGACGTATAGATGTAAAAAAGAAAAAGAGTTTAACAAAACGCGCACGGTCGTATATGGAATAATACAGTCGGTGTAATTCCATTCCATTACAAGGCGATTTCTGTAATTTTCATACAAGCGTCGAATGATGCGCTATAAAACTGAATAGCGTCATCACCACTAATTCTCGATAATGTAATATTGAATGTGAGTGGATTGACTGCTGAATTATTATAAGCACCTGCGATTGGAAATAGCGTGCTGCTTCGATTTGAACTGCCATTTCCACCTACAAAATATTGTTGTCTTTTCGCAATAGGGTCGGTTACGCCAGCAACTGCGATTCTTGATTCGAATGAATCGGTCCCATTACCCGAATCGCCACCAATTACATACAACGCGCTATATTCCACAATAATCTTTGAGTTGTTTGAACGAGGAGTATATGTATATGACGCAACTGTTCCGCTCGAAATACTGGTATTTATTTGACTGAAAGACGTATCACCTGGCATCAAGAACATCGTATTCACCGTCTGACCGGTTGTCCACCTCGTCGGATTCACCGATCCGCTCACATCCAAACGTGCTTGGTTATATAACATGCCGGGCTGTGCTACCGCAACATTTTTCACACCATTTGATGTGATGACCGCATTATTCGTTGGGTTCGTAATATAAGTAACCGGATATTCACCGTGTGAAAGAGGTTCCATCCACATCGAGTAGTTGTTCGTGTTTTGAGCGTTGGCATTTAACGCACGACCACGGACCTTATTCATGGAGAGAGATGACATCGCGTTTGATATATATGTATGTTATATAATATACATATACTAAATTATATAATTATAACAACGACCATGCTCCCTTATTAAACGGTGCAATCACGATATCGTTGATTTTACTCTTCATTTCTTGAACACGCGCCTCATGAAGTGGGTCCAACATTTTCCCCGCTTCGTAGTTTTGAATACTTGACATCAATTTCGACGACGCTGGATTAATTTCAGGTTTGGTGCCATAACAATTCACACCGGCCTTCATGGCAGCGTTGTTCATGTAGCCTCCATTAATGCCAGGTCGTCCACAACTATTCTTCTTCGCAGGATCGGTGCTCTTCTGTAACTCTTCCCATGTCGATTTCTGCGTCGGGTATAATATCATCTGATTATCTGACCAGCCATACGAACACCACTCCGCGCCGGATTTATGCGCTTCTTCCATTTGGTCGATGTTGGCTAATTTTGCTCCATACGCGTCACACAACGCCTTCGCGTTCTCATAATCATATATATTCGCTGGAATATGGAAGACCTGTTTGCGCATTTTGAGAGATGGACCTGTTCCTAAATCTCCACCTACCGCATCTGGTTCGGCCGGCAGCAACGTTTGAGAAATTACGATCTCGGGTTTGGTTGATAGAAGGTTTGAGATTTCAGTCGTTATATTTGTATTGAAGAAATACTGAAACCCGTTTACGACAACGACAACGATAAAAATCGCCCATAAAAATATCTCAAGAATCGAAACGTTCGCAAATAACGTAGCTTCCCGTGAATCATTTTCAGAATCACCACCACCACCACCACCAGATAATGCGTTGATCACGAAATACACCATGAAAACAACAACACAAATCAAAAACACGATGCGAATATTTAAATAATCATCCACTTTTCCATCGAGCCATTCGAATATACTACTCACCTGTTTGAGTCCTGCGCTCGCGGCTGAATTTGTCGAATTGTTTTCGTTTTTATTATCGATTCGAGGCATCGGACTGTTTGGTCCAGCTGGAGGAGGGAGGCGTGATAACGACGAAGAAGTATTTTTTTGTGGTTGTTGAGCCGACATAATATAACTATATATTACTGTTATAATAATGCGGATATATTTTTACTGGGATATCATTCCACCTTTATTTTGTTGTTTTCTGTAAAATAAACAATAAGGTAAATTACTTGTAATCGTATCATTCATTACGTCGACCTTCTTCACATTTTCATCGTTGAACATATACCATGTATTATCGGCAGTACAAATCGTCGCGGTATAATGCCCACTTTTACTAAAATTCCCGTGATGATTACATACCGCATATAAATCATACACGTAACTTTCGCGTTTATAACCGTTGACGAATGAACTCATATTCATATTTTTTACCGGAATTTCAACCGGAATTGTCACCTTTTCGGGGCCGCGAGCGGTATATCGCACACGCTTTAAATCAATAATCATAATATTTGGAAGACTCCAATACATCATTCCACGCTTCACATTTTGATACTGTTTTGTTTCGTCGTTGAACCACGCGTTTTCACCTTCCATTACTTCGCCATTACAATAATGACTAAAACAATCCAATAATGACGGAACGCGCGTCTTTCCAGATTCCGGAATTTCGACGATCGGTATCGAAAGTGATATAATCGAAAATGGCTCGGGAGATATACTTAATATCTTTGATGCGTCCGTTACATCTGTAATCACCGACATTTGTATACCGTAAAACAAATTCAACATTTCAGAGTAGTTTTTAGTATACATCTGTCGCATCATTTCATAGCATTTACGACCAATAATGTCCTTCTCACTATTTACATTACCGGTTATTGTCATATTTACTTCTCTCGAAAGAGCAATATGAAAAGCATCTAACATGAAGACCAGAAATTCCTGAACATCATTTTGCGAATATTCTGTAAATAATTCTTGGTTTTTTAAACGGGCAATTTGCTTCATCGATGCTATAAATCCACCTGGCGAAACAATACAATTTTCACTCCACATCAGCGTTCGTAGTTTATCCCATTCACTTAACAACACCGCGTCCGGTTTATTTGTCAAGCGTTTTTTATATTTTTCATCATTCAAAAAACGATTCAGTTCGTATGTATGTGATAATGCTTGAAGGCAAGAATTCACAAAACAGGTATTCCCTAAATTCATGAGACCGGTGATACCCTTACCCATAAAATCGGGAAATCTCGATTCCATAGAATGTGATTTTGTAGTGAGTCTTTACATAATAATAAAATTTTCCGTTTAAGTTAGAATAATAAATAAAATTCATTCTATTTCATTCTATTTCATTCTATACCTCAAAAAAGAATGGTACTTCTCATGGGCGAATTTCTAGTGATGTTCGGTTCGTCCTTTGTCATATTCCTCGTATTATGTATGTGTATCAGCGCGGATACAAGTGACAGCACCGAACGATATAGTCGTCGAAATTATCTTCGTCGTGAGGAGCAGCGCAGAAAACAAATAAACAGATATAGAAACTACAAATATTGATATATATTGATTGATCATGAATATAGATCCGTCGTATAATCATCATGGTCGAGCTCGTGGTGGAGGAGGAGGAGGAGGCGGGGACACCCAATTGGAAAGAAACCAGAATAGTTATTACGAGAGATTTCACCTGAATCAATATTATACTGCGGTTGAAGATGAGCAAACAACGATGGATGAATATACAACGTTGCTTCATTCCTATAACAATTTTATCGTCAACGGTAATGCGATGTTTTCACGAATGGAACAAACGTTGCGAGAGAATGTAACAAGGTGTATCGTCAGGCAACATTTTTATTACAATCAATATCATTTACATCATTCACGTGGAATTATCGCGGGTCCAACCGTTTCATCTTCTCCACAAATGGCACCCGCACCCGCACCCGCACCCGCGTCACCAATCGCCGATATTTTTCCTCGTTTATTATCTAGATATCTAAATACGGAAATCTCTAGAGACGCACGGCAGACAAACAATAACAATATATTTTCGATGTTATATACTGTTCCAGTTGGGGCGCGGACGACGAATGTTTCTTCATCAGATACATCATCATCCGCACCAACGAATGACCAAATTCGCCGCGCAACACATGATACAGTTTTCGGAAATATTATAACCCCCGTAAACGCAACTTGTCCCATTTCAAGAGATGAATTTAACGATCAAAGTGAAATTACGATGATACGCGGGTGTAATCATCTATTTAATCGGGAGAGTTTGAGAGAATGGTTTGCCAGACATTCAAGTTGTCCACTTTGTCGAAGTGATATTCGTGATTATCGACCTTCTTCAAATCAGCCGACGACGCCAGCCGCCGCGGTGACAGGCTCGTCACCTCGTTTCCCAGCCAATCTATCCATCGACCATATCGATGAAAATAATTTCACATTTTCTTATGACATACCGATGAATTATAATGATTCTCAGTTATATAATGATATTGTAAACACCGTCAATCATATAAATCGTAATAATTATCCAGAACGTGATGACGAGGATGACAACATGAACGTCGATTAAAAATATTCTATGATTCTATGATTCTATGATTTCATTTCATTCCACGCTTTCCGCCGAACCAATCCGTAATCGCACGATTCCCTTTATTCAAATTGTCTGCTTTTACTAGAAATTCGTCGAATAACAGCGATTTCACTTCTTTGTGCCTCATCTCTGTTATTTTCTTCTCCCGCTTGATAGGATCGTCGATCGTTGATGCGACTGTTTCGATTGCGTCCAAGAATCTCCCCTTCTTCTTTTGAAATGCCGGCAACTGCTCCAATACCAGCGCAAACAATTGTTGGACAGGTTTCATAATCTGGTTCGTGATATAGAATGAATAATTCAACTGAAGCTTCTTCGCGTGAATATAATCTGGGTGTTCTATCTTGTCGCCTTGAAGTGCCCCCTTCGCGTCGTTGTGAATATACGCATACGGGATGCGATCACCTGTATTCGGTTTATTTCCTGGATCACGCACACCCATCCTGTCGGCTAGGACCTTATGTGCGATTTGCTGCGGATTCTTATAATCAGAACGAAGTGATTTCGTAATAATGAGTTTTTCTATGGGACATTTCTGGTCAATCATATACTGAAGCTTCTCACGCAGGAACGCGATGGCACGATCCACGTTTTGCTCCTTCATCAGAATATCGATAATTCCACCATATATTTCCTTGACGATCGGCGCATTATCACGACGTTTCAGCACAATCCCCATACTTTTTAGTTTGCCCTTATTCGGATTCTGCTCATAATACACGCCAACATATCCTTTCTTACGGAGAAGTGCGAAGGGGCAGATCGTTTTTTCATACACCCATGCGTGTGGTCCCTTCAAGAACTTCGATGAATAATCGCCCACTTGTTTCGCAAGCTCAATCGTGATTTCGATCGCGTCTTTTCCGCGGATGGGAGTGCCCTCTGGTGTCGCGAGATTGAACGTGAAGAACACACTATCCGTGTCGCCGTAGATGTATTCAGCCTTTGAATGAACAACGGGGTATTTCGGGTGTGATGTCGGCAACATGATATCGCCATATGCTTCTTCGACCACACGACGAGCATAAGTAAGGAGTTTTCGGCCAGTTGCGGTAGTTGAAGCAGCGACATCAACCTCGTAGAATGTGCTCGTCTTCGCACCACACTGTCCATATAATGAATTCGCAGTTACCTTATAACCAAGCTGGCGCTTATCCAGAATATTTGCCATGAACGCATCCGTCTGTTTTTCCGCTAGTTTGCGTGTTGTCTTACGCGCAAGTAGGAGCTCTTCTAGAATTGCCGGCATGATTCCTTTCTCACCTTCCGGAAATTGCGCAAATCGACACACCTTTGTTCCGCATTTCACTTTCACGGCTGCTGCCGCCGTCTTCGTTGCCGATTTCGGACGCGTCCATCGATACGTATCATACGTGATATCCACATATTTATACCCAGGGAGGTTGTCGTAGCATTGCTCCCCCGTTTCACGAACGAGGTTGCCGTCGTTATCGTATTCCTTCGTCCATACCTTACTATCATGTGAGAGGTTCTCGCTAATCATCGATGACGGATATAGCGACGAATAATCATTACACGCGACTGGATTGTCGAGGTAAAGTCCGCATTTTGGGGGCAACACAATCGCGCCTTCATATCCGGATTCGCTGCGGTCCTTGTCGATCACCGGCATCAACGTGTTTTTCTCACGACACTTCATCGCCACGTAACTTGTGAGTTTAATACCTTGTCCACGCAACACGAGGAAACTAATCGGGACGCTACAAATCTTCGCCATCTCCGTGTAACCAGTTATAATATCGATTTTGTTCATCAGGTGATGGACCAAGTTACAATCCTGAATACAGTATTTCGCGATGACTGCGCGTTCTTTCGGGCCTTCATTCGTCATTCGGAAAATATCCTGCGGTGATACATCATCCTTTGCTAGACCCCAGCGCACCATCATTTTCATGTCAGGTGTTGCCGAACCTTCCACGATAAAGCCGCCGCCGCCGCCACCACCGCCTTCGCTTGCTGCCGGTATTGCGATAACCTTGAATTTATGTCCGTCTTTGTATAGATCCGTCGAGTGATTCGTTTGTTCGAACTTCACGAAATTCCCGACTTCAAGACCGAGCAAATTTCCGGAAATAATGCGAGTCGTATCGGTTGCGGCGTTGTATTCCACACTTTTCACAGCGTCGCCGATGAAATAACTTGATACATCGTCTAACTTATAGGACGACAGATTGAAATCGCGACGCAAGTAATTATACACGTCGACTTGAAGTCGTCCAGTCATCTTGATATAATGAAGATCGTATTGTCCACTCGCAAGGGCGATTTTCGTTTGCTCGATCGCGACATTATCCGCGGTGATTTCAGTATTTTGGTTTATGAATCCGCCGCTCGCACCGCCCGCACCGCCCCCCGCGTTGGCACACAACTCGTCACAGTTGCGCGACAATTTCAAGAAATCTTCATAGCATCCTGTCTCCACCGCGCGTCGAAACATGAATTGGTAATCAAAACCGAAAATGTTGTATCCAATAATAATATCGGGGTTCTCTTTCTGGATAAGACGTGTCCATGCGGTCAATACATCTGCTTCTGTTGTATATGTTTCGATCTCAGAATTCGGCACTTCTGTGTCGATATTGTCGCATGTATCGAGGACGATACAGTTATTTAAGTATGGGCGGTTGCCGTTTTGTCCGTATTTCACGAAAGTTGACCCGATGAATGTTACTTTGTCACCTTCTACTTTGGGGAAGATAGACCCGAGTGTATCGCTGACGATCTTGATCTTCTCTTCACGGGTGTGTTTGGGGTTGTTGATTAAGGTAACGAGCTTCACGGATAGGTCGGCGGTGGCGGCGGACGGCGATGTTTTCGATAACCCACCAACCCGAGTTGGCATCATCTCATCCATCGCGTCGTCACCATTTGCGGCGTCGTTATCGCTATCGCCGTCACTGTCATCGTCGTTGTCACCGTCACCGTCACCGCCGCCTCCCGCAGCCTTGGCTTCTGCCGCTTTCGCTGCCTCTGCTTTCGCTGTCGCCGCCATTTGAAGGAATATCTGCTCAATCGTATTCTCTTGTGCGACGACTTCCTGCTTGATTAAATGACGGAGCTCTTTCGATAATACAAGCCGACACAATCGCACCATATCCGCCTCTTTCGGGCGACGTTTCGGATAGATCGTTTCGATACCTGGATATGCTGGCCGGCCTTGATATGAATACTGAAATGCGGTATAAATCATATGTGTTAACTCATCATCGGTGATGTCCTCGTCAGCAACCGCCGCATGTGCTGCTTTCTTCACAAATACGGCGTCCACGATATTCGTTGCCAGCTTCTTGTATGATTTTACGGGAATCGGGAAATCACCGTGACTACTGCTGGCTTCAATATCAAAGCTACATATTTTATACGGGACGACTGTCTCTTTTTCATTCTGGGGGATAATATCTTCAAATGACAGGCGGTATTCATATTGGCACGTAGTCGTATATTTTTCGATGAGTCGCGTCTTCTTCGTCGAGAATGTGATCCAGCCCGATGGACTTATTTTCTGAATATGGAAGAAACGCAGGATTGGCGGAATATTGGCTTCGTAGATATACGTTTTCGCGTGTTCGAAAATATAACCGTCTGGTTTCAGCACACGCGTCTTTCCGTCACGCGGTGTAAAGATGTCGCAATACCACAAGTTCTTCACGCGGTTCATCACCGTCGTATTCTTGAACACGAGCAGGACAAACTTGTGATTCTTTCCCCCGTCAAACCCGTAAAGCTTGCGCTTCTCCACGATCTCGCATTTTTCCGTGAGAATGCTATTTTCGTAATATCTGCTCTTTAAATTCTTTTTGATATCGCGTATGAACGCGGATTTGGTGGCGTTGGTCCAGTTGTCGGCGACCTTGACATAGAAGAAGGGGTGGTAATCATCCACGAAGATGGAGCATGTTTCACCTTGTTCGTTGATGCCGAACATCTGGATACGGAATTCGTTGGCGTCGATGGTTGGTCGCCCTTTTCCGCCTCCGCCTCCGCCGTAGCCACCAGAACCGGATGAAGCCACCGAACTATTGTCGTCTGTGCTATTTTCTGACGCGGAGGAGTGTGTATTTGTATCAGGAATACAGTCATATACGTTGAAGTCGATAAGACGGAACGACATGTCGTTGATTACTGCGGGTACGGGGGCGGGTGCGGGTGCGGGTGCGGCGACGGCGACGGGTTTCTTAATAATCTTGAATTTTCTCATGTATGTATGTGTCTCTCTGTTTAACCTTACCTCTTTTCTTTTATTTCAATTTTATACCGGTGTATCATGTCATAAAATTGAAGAATACTTTTATGTTTTTAGATTCATACGAACGTGAAGACACATCTTGCCTGCCACCAATATGAACGCCAACCTTGCCTACAATCACCATGCTTCGCCTTTCTATGTTTGGATCGCATTTATTATTTACAACTGGTTCCAAACAAATATCGGACTATATACTCTACTTCATTCGATTGTTTCGATGGATTACCGACTATTACTTATTACGATGAACCTCATCGGGTTATATATGTTTCTTCGACACGCGCGGATCGACTTCACGATTCGCGTGCGGATGAATCAAGACGAGCAGTAATGATCACACACACACACACACACACACACACACACACACACAGGGCTGCGGCAGCGGCACAGTTTATTCATTGAAATGAACCTTTTTCTTACCGTTGACTGCCTTTGGCTGATAACGCGCAGGGTCGGTCAAAATCGCCATCGCGCCAATAATAGAAAGGACGAAATAAGCGGTAATCAACCATGACACCCACTGATACTTGTCACATGTCTTATTCGCCAACCAAACGAAAAATACCGAAATCAGAAGATTTGTCAATATAATCGCGAACTGAAATCCGACTAAATATACGTCAAGAATATTGATAATAATAACCAAGGTCAAAATGACCGAAGCAAGGGGACAAACCGCGGCGTTGGACTGCATTTTTCTTTATATTATAGCGTCATAAAATAGTTATTGCGAAGGAGGTTGTTCAGGCGCTGTTTCACCTATTATAGCATTGATCTCTTTTTGAACTTTTTCTCTTTTCGCAGGATTTATAATGGTTTCTAAAGAATACACGATGCTATAAACCAAGTATAACACAATCAGCCATGATACCCAGATGAAATTATAGCATGTCTTATTCGCCAGCCATACCGTAAATATAACATATATAATCGTAAATAAAAAGAAGATTATTCCTAAAACAACCGAGCTAAATGGTATCACAAGGACCGGGCCAAATAATACATACGTATCTAATACTATTGTTATCATTATCAAAATCATGATAAATGCCGCCATGGGACACGAACTCATATTGGAAAGCATTTTATACTATTTATGTATAAAAAACATTTACTACTGTTGGCGTAGATATGCGGGGACTTGTGCGGCAGTAGCGACCGGTGTCGGCATTCTCGAACGCACGCTGCGTTTATGCTGTCGACGCATCTCTTTATGAAATCGCCGTAATGTGTCACGATGGAATTCCTTGAATTTTGTTCTGGCTTTCTTTGTAATACCGCTAAGAACGCTTTTTGTATTCGTGCGTTTTACTAAAGCAAATTCTGGGTGCGAAACGACCCAATTCAACATCTTCGGATACGAGCGTTCATCCGAATATTCTAAACTACGAACTCCTTTATTGATGTAAGTAATCATCGGGACACCATGAATATCTTTAGGTATATATTTCAGGTTCTGTAATACAGGGTCAGATGGTTCGAGATTCACCGCTTCGATATTGGCTATCGTGAGAACACAACCCGATTTTTTACAACTGTATTTATGTTTTAATTCTTTTATGAGACGGTTCCAATCTTGGGTCATATTACGGCAATGACCGCACCAATTCGCATATACTTTAATAAGAAGACCATGTGTATCTGGATGTTCGTGTGCTTTTTTCGCGGCTTCGTTGAATTTCTCGATGTTATGCCCTTCTTTTACATCGATGATTTGTATCATTATCGGTATTCTTGTATATATCGTAGATAAATAATATTTATCCCCGCAATATATACATAATAAGAATGTCTAGAGCCATTAGTAAATACATTCAGGAAAATTCAGAGAAAATTATAAGAGAAGCCGGTGTATTATTTCCAATTATGAAACTACAAAAGGTATTGCCGGTTGTTATTATTGCGTTATTTTTGATTGGGGCTTACGTAACCTATAAAACACCGAGTAAGGCCACTCTTCCGGAGGGGTTCATGAATATTGAACCGGATGCTCAACAGGCGCAAAAGTTGCGTAATGCCGCCAGCGCCGCTGCTGAGACCAAACCGCCGACTACGGCTACGACTACGACTACGACTACGACTACTGTCGGCACCGAAGGCACCGAAGGCTTTGATACCGCCGCCGCACAATCCGTCGCTGATAACGCACTTCAGACAAATCGTTGCCCGAATATCCTCGTCCAACACGGCAGCGAAATCTTTCTCTATAATTCGAAAGTTGAAAAGGTCCCTGGCGTAAATCCGATCCGATTCAAAAGTTTAGAAGATTATTCTGAATTCATGGAATGGCTTCGCGGACGCGGTATTCGATGCCCTGTCCTCTTTTTACAGTATTCATACAACGCACAAGGCCAAGCAGTTTATAAAATGCGCCCTTCTCCCGTCGATTTACAGGGCGGTCTCTCGGCGAATGTTCCTTACTCCCCCGCACCCGCCGCACTTGTTCAGATGATGGACGCCTCTCGTGATAATCCGCCATTTAATAACCAGATGTATGACGGATTCGACCCGCTGAATTTCAATATGGGAGATTATACCGCTCATGATGCCGCATTTCGAGAGAAAGAACTCACGATGAAATATAGCGATAATCCGATGGATTCGAATTGGGGTGGTATTCGATATTCTGAGTCTGTTGTCGATTCCGGAGCATATATCGATAGAACACGGCCGGATGCTGCGAGGTCCGATACTTCGGCATTGGGTCCGATGAAGGTTCCAGCGGCAAATGAGAAATACCGGAGCGCGAGGTATACCGGCGATTCAGTATCGCGAGGACGAGGCGAAGATGTTGAATTAGGTAAGGCACGGAGGTGACCGGCATAACGCGCATAAAACTAAAATTGTATGTATAGATACATCGATAAATACATACAAACAATGACGGCATTGTGTTGGAGAGAATGTCGATGCTACGACGATGACGCCGATGTTTGCACAATTACACGAAGTATAATGGACGAAATGATTACGGCGATTGAAGAGAGTAGTGTATCGAATGATACGACCGGGATGAATATGGAGTGTGTGGGGGGGGGGGGAGAAGCGAAGACACAACTGGCGCCGGCAACGAATTGGTCTCTCTTTCATTGTATTTTCGGGACACCCTGCAAAACTGGATTATTTGACCTGGCGGAAATAACAACAATGGAATGTAAATATCGGGTTCATGCAAATATTGCCGAG